GCCCGTCCGGCGACAGGCGCGACGTGCGCACGATCTCCGCGGCCGTGCCCCCGCGCGAGCGCGCGTACTTGCCGGGCGGCGGGGCCTCGCGGGACTTGCGCTTCTGTTCGGGCCTCATCAGTCGTTCTCCGTCAGTTGTCGTTTGCAGGTCTCGCATTCATCGCCCGGCTCGTACTCCGGGTGGTCCTCGTCGTAGCCGAAACAGTTCCCGCGACCATCGGGGCCAGGGCCGAGGGTCTCGTAGCGGGCGCGCGCTTCTCCTCGTGTCGGCCGACAGCGCCGGCAGAAGTCGAGGGGATCGCTCGCGCTGGTGTAGACCCTCACCGGTAGGCCCTCCTCTTGCGCGGTCCGGCCGGCGTGGAGTAGACGCGGACCGCACCCTCGGGCGGCGGCGCGCCCTCGGCCACGACCCCGAACGCCACCATCGGGCAGGCCGGGATCAGACGCGAGATGAAGCGGACGACGTGGTAGCGGATGCCCTCCTGTTGCGCACGCTCGCGCGCGAGGGCTTCCATCTTCGAGAGGTTCTTGTTCTTCATGGTTGAGCAAAGGCAAGGCGCTCCAGCAAGAGGAGCGCGGACTTGACCTCGACGGTCGCGAGGTCCCCAAAGAGTAACACAATCTCGCCGGCGAAGCCGAGCAGGCCGATCGGCGGAATAGCGAGACGGGCCGAGCGGCCGTCTTCCAGCAGCACGAGGAACCCGTGCTTGTCGACCGACACCGTGCACGGCGTCGACCCGTTGCGCAGGGCGTTCAGGTCCTTGACGGGACCGAGGAGGCGGGCCGCGGTGCCGCTCATGCGATCACCTTGGTTGTGTGCCGCTCCATGTCGCGGCCGAACGTCGTCAGGGTGGCCACACCCTCGGCGTCGATGTCCAGGTCGGCGTTGCCGAGCAGCTCGCCGAACTCCCCACCGCTGTAGACGTAGAGGTCGCAGCGCACGGCGCGCGGAAGGATGCTGCGGATCTGCGCGAGCACGTCGCGCAGTGGCCAGAGATCGTCGAGGTCGACGTCCTCCTCCCAGGACAGCTCGTCCCATGTCGTAGCGCGGTCCTGGGGCTTCGTGCCGCGGCGCTGCCGAAGCCCGACATCTACGTTGTCCGCGCCGCTGTAGTGGTCGCGCCGGAGCGCTGCCAGGACCTGCTTCACGGTGGGCGTCTTCATGGCCCAGCCTATCGTCCGGATCGGGCCCAGGCTGGAGTCCTCGCCCTCGGAATCTCGCCCTGAGACCAAGCACGCCGCGTGCCGGGTCTTACAAAAATGAGCCCTCTGCCGTAAATGTAGGGCAGTGCAGTCCCGCTTCGAGACCGCCCGGGTCGTCAAGGTCGACCGCCAGCACGGCATCGTGTTCGGCTGGGCCATCGTGTCCACCGAGGGCGAGCAGCCCTACTTCGACACCCAGGGCGACTGCATCGACGAGTCGGCCATGCTCGACGCGGCCGTCGAGTTCGCCAAGGTCCGCGCGGCCGGCGACATGCACGAACGCGACGCGGACGGTAACCCTGTCGTCCGCGGCGAGGTCCTGTTCGTCTATCCGCTGACCGCGGAGATGGCGAAGGCCTTGGAGATCACCACGAAGCGGACCGGCCTCCTGATCGGCATGAAGCCCGAGCCAGACGTCCTCGCGAAGTTCGCGAGCGGCGACTACACCGGCTTCTCGATCGGTGGCATCTACACCGAACGCATCGAGGTCAAGCAGTGAAGCAGCGGTACAGCGCCAAGGTTCGCATCGACGAAATCTCAGCCGTCGATCGGCCCGCACAGACTCCCGCGCGCGCGGTCCTGATCAAGCGCGCGGACACGGAACAGCCCCAGGGAGGCGCCGCTGCCGACCCGAGCAAGGGCACGGAAACCCCCAGCGGCGACACCCTCAACAAGAACACCCCCATGACTCCCGAGCAAATCGCAGCGCTGCAGAAGGCAGCCGACGAGGCGAAGGCCCAGGTCGAGCAGCTCACGAAGCGCGCCGAGCGCGCCGAGCGTCTCGCCTCCCTGTCGGACGTGCAGAAGCAGCACCTCAACACCCTCTCCGCCGAGCAGCAGGAGGCCTTCCTCGCCCTGGAGCCCCAGGCCCGCGAGACGGCCGTGCAGGCCGAGGTCACGAAGCGGACCAGCGAGAACCCGGTCGTCGAGACGGTCGACGGCGTCGAGATCCGCAAGAACGACAACCCGGCCCTCGTGAAGATGGCGAAGGCGAACAAGGAACTGCGCGAGCGGACCGAGAAGGCCGAGAAGGCCGAGCGGCTCGTGAAGATGCAGAAGCGTGCCGGCGAGGAACTCAGCAACCTCCCGGGCGTGGAACTCGCCAAGGTCGCGTTGCTGGAGGCCTGCGAGGCCCTCTCCGCCGACCTGCAGCCGCAGGTGGCCGAGATCCTCAAGGCCGCGAACAGCGGTCTGGCCAAGGCCTTCGTGGCGGCCGGCACGCGCGAGCAACCGCAGCCTGCGGGCAGCGGCCAGGAAGTCTTCGACACCCTGATGAAGGGCCTCGTCGCGGAGCTGCGGAAGAACGATCCCAAGCTGTCGGATGCCCAGGCTTACGCCAAGGCCCTGCAGACCCCGGAGGCCGAGAAGGCCTACAACGAACGCGGCCGCAAGTAAGCGGCCCGTTCCAACCCTCACCAGAAACAAGGAACTCCTCACATGAGCATGTCACAGAACGTTGACCTCATCTCGGGCGAGGCGGGGTCGGCTTGCACCGTCTACCGTTTCGTCAAGCTCGCCACTGACAAGCAGTGGGACATGGTCGCCGTGGCCGACGCGGAAGCGGACGGCGTCTGCGCCGAATCGCAGGCCACCGTGGGCGCTGCGATGCCCATCGCGACCCTGAGCCAGGGCGCCATCCTGAAGATCGAACTCGGCGCCACCCTCTCGGCCGGCGACGTGATCGCCTCGGACAACGTCGGTCGCGCCATCGCCCCGACCAGCACCGCGGGCAACTACCGCCTCGGCAAGCTGATCGACGGCGGCGGCTCCGGCGAAGTCGTGCGCATGGTCGCCTTCAAGGAGCGCGACGAGGCCTGATCCCCTGGATGACCCCGCCTAGCGGGGTCGTCTACTCCCCCGAACAACCAACAAGAGAAATCATCCAATGGGCAGCTTCCTTCAACCCGGCCGGGCCGACGTCCACATCGACGTCGCTCTGTCGAACTTCTCGCTCGCGGTCCGTCAGGGCCTCGACGGCTTCGTGGCCGACAAGGCCTTCCCGATCGTGTCCGTGCAGAAGCAGACGGACAAGTACTTCGTGGTCCCGCAGGACAAGTTCCTGCTCGACGACATGGAGAAGCGCGCACCGGGGACCGGCGTCCCGATGTCGAACTACACCGTGTCGAACGACAGCTACCTCTGCGATGTGTGGCACGCTGGCCACCGCATCCCGGACGAGCTGCGCGACAACGCGGACAGCCAGCTCAAGATCGACCAGCAGGGCATCGAGCTGCTCGTCAAGAAGGGCATGATCCGGAAGGAGCGCGCTTGGGCCGCTGACTTCTTCACCACGTCCGTCTGGACGGGCGACCAGACCGGTGTCGACTCGGCCTCGCCGAGCACGAACCAGTTCGGCCGCTGGGACCGTGACGACAGCGACCCGATCCGCGTCATCCGCGCTCAGGCCGACGCCATGCAGGCTCGCTCGGGCCTCCGCCCGAACAAGCTGGTCCTCGGCCGGCTGGTGTACAGCAAGCTGCTCGACCACCCGGACCTCATCGACCGCGTCAAGTACGGTCAGGTCCCGGGCAACCCGGCGCAGATGAGCCGGCAGGCGCTCGCGGCGCTGTTCGAAGTGAACGAGATCCTGGTCATGGAGGCCATCTACAACTCGGCCGCCGAAGGCGCGACCGCGGTGAACGGCTTCATCGGTGGCAAGAGCGCCCTGTTGCTCTACGTCGACCCGGCCCCGGGTCTGCAGTCGGCGACCGCCGGCGTGACGTTCTCCTGGAATGGTGGCCCCGCCACCGCCGGTGTGAACCAGGGCATGCAGGTCGGCCGTCAGCGCGACGCGCTGAAGTACAGCGACGAGCTGCACCTGTTCATGGCCTTCGACCAGAAGAAGACCAGCGCTGCCCTCGGCGTGTTCTTCGCGACCGCGATCAACTGATCCCCGCCGGCGGGCTACGGCTCGCCGGTCCCCTAGGGCCTACGGGCCCTAGGGACTCCCTCCCATGAAACACGTCGACTCCTACAGCTACGCCGCGGCGATCACGAAGCACGACTCCGACAACTTCGCGGACGGCGAGTGCCACCGGATCTACGTCGGTGGCGCGGGCGTGGTTGCGGTCGTCCTGCCCGACGATTCGGTCGTCAACATGACGGCCGTAGCCGGCGGCTATCTGCAAGTCCGCGCAAAGCGGGTCAACAGCACGAACACCACGGCGACTTTGATGATCGCCCTCTACCCCTTCAAGGGCTGGCGCTAGCCAGCCTCAGCAACAGGAGCACCACCATGCGCCAGTTCAAGAACCCCGAAGACTGGAACCCGAACGCCGCCTACGTCTACGCCCGGCCGCTGCGCCTGGGCGAGGCCGACAACCCCTTCGTCGAAGTGGGTTCGCCGGTCGACATGCAGGACCTGATCACGCGCGTGGGCATGCGCCGCGTGCGAGCCTTCTTCCTGCAGGGCGCCATCGTCCCTGTCGAGGGCAGCAAGCCGGCCGCCGACACGTCGACCGCCGAGTTGCTTGCCGACCTGCAGCGGCAGGTCCAGGAACTGCGGGCGGAGAAGACCGCGAAGGCCGAGAAGCGGGCCGCCAAGGCAGCCTCTTCGCGCTTCGCTGCCGCCAGTTCCGCCGAACCGATCGCGGAGGAGTAATCCTCCCGTGGTGACGTCCAACCTCGTGATCGTGATCGAAGGCCTCGCACTGGCCGTCGCGGATACCATCCGCCGGCTGGTCTTCGAGATCATCGCCATCCTGTCGGGGAAGCCCTCCGATGGCGGCACGCCGATCGACACGGGGTGGGCGCGGACGAACTGGATCGCCTCTGTCGGCGGGCCTGCGCCGAGCACGGCCGGCACCCGCGAAGCAGTCAGTGCGGCCGCCCAGCAGGCGAGCCTTGCCAAGCTCTTCGGCTACAAGCTCGCGCAGGGCCCGGCCTACGCAACGAACAACGTCCCCTACATCGCCAAGCTGAACGAGGGGTCCTCGAAGCAGGCCCCCGCCGCCTTCGTCCAGCGCGCCATGCTGCGCGCGGTGAAGACGGTCAGCGGAGGTAAGCAGTGATGGCTGGCACCCTGGCAGGTGTGCGGGAGCTGCTCTACGAACGCTTCGCCGCGGCGTGGACGTTCGGCGTCACGACCTACTGCTTCGACAACGAGACATTCGACCCGCCCGTCGAGGGAACTT